CGGAGAAGGAATAGTCGCTCTCCATGGCGGAGAGACGGTTGAAGATAAGCTCAAGGACGGTAAGGCTGTCGCGGACCTCGAGGCGGGACAGCTGCATACGGCCGTCAGGGAATATTCCGGCACCCTTGCCTGCGACCATAGAGTCGATAAACTCGCCGAACTTCAACAGAAAATTGGTGCCGTCCTCTTTATCCTTATGCAGAAATATTTTATCTATTTCTTTTAAAATATCCTTTATAATCTGCTTATCCGTATCAGACAATTCCTTCAAGGCATCCGCTATGCGCTTAAAGTTCCGTTCCCACTTTAAGCGAACATCGCGCCCGGTATCATTCGAGCCATTCCAAGGTACTATATTTTCAAACTTGGTATCCATCAATCCAATTCAAGTTCATCACCATTAAATGTCAGCAGAAGAGGCTGCCAACACATTCCATACTCCATTGTGTCCAAGTCAATAAAATTCAGCATATAATCAGCAAACCTATTGTTCTCTTTATGGCTCTGCTTACGCAGACGTGCATTGTTCACCGTTATGACCCCATCGCTTTTGCGACGCTCATAACTATAACTCATGAAAGAAAAAGAAAAGCTTTTCCCTTCGGAGGACAACTGCCTCATTTCATCTATTGCCTGGAATACATTCATGCCGCAAAATTATCTGTACCGGTACCATAAAAAAAGGACACTATCTACTGACATTACCCTCCAGGACTTCGAGCCTTTTTATACCATCCCTCACCTTACGGGAGTCAACCACCAATTCTTTTTTTGCGAGAATTTCGAGCAACTCATTGTTGCGAACCAACAACCTCACGATCTGCGAGCGTTGTTCCGGTGTCAAGCCAGACAAGACGTTACCTTTGTCGGACGACAACGCCATAGAGTAATCACTCGTATCAACATAACCACCGCCATACTTGCCGCTGCGTGTACGAACCTGTTCCAATATCTGCGTCGTATTGAGCATACGGATAGTCCCGTTTTTCTGTGCAATGTCAAACACATCCAAGAACTGGCGCACATGCGGATTGGCCACACCTTCATGGTTGGCCACAAACTCGTTCTTATGTACCGGAATAACACCAGCCACATCATCAGGATTACCGTTCTTGGTATAGCCCTCCACATACTCATCCACATAACCACCGGATTTCAGTCCCTTCGCTTCATCACGCTGTTGTTTGGCAACGGCAATCTGTGCAGCACCACTGGCAATGGCTGCCGCAGCAGCAATGGCTCCCAATGCCGGCCCAACAATAGGGATACCGGCCATAGCCTTGTATGCCTCCATAGCGGCAACCGCAGTACTGGCAGTCACTTGAAGGACAGAGGCGGCAAACTGTTTGTCGGCATACTTCTTTTTAACCTGGTTGATGGCTTCTTCCTTCTCCTCCTCAAGCTTCGTGGTATCTTTACCAGCTTTCTTGGCTGCCTTAATCTCTTTATCATATTTTCGGGTAACTTTGCTAACCTCCGCATCCTGCAAAGCACTTACCACCTGACTGGCAGCAGATGCGGCCTGACCAATGACGTCGAATGCCGCCCTCGCCGTATCTTCCCGTAACTGTTCCTGCTCTTCTGCAATACGGGTCTTCTCTGCCTGATATTCTTCATATGTTATCAAATCGGCATCATACATCGCCTGTAGAATATCGTTTTTCTGAGAAAATGAGGAAGCGGAATCCATATCCATGAATCCTTGTTCACGGTGAATGTCCTTTTCCTCTTTTTGAGAGGAAAGCCCCATATCCAGCAGCTTGTCATCGACGGCTGTAGTATCATCTCCATATTGCAACTGCATGGCACGTTTCTGCTCCAGGTAATCGCGTTCAGCTTCGAGTAATTTCCTGCGATACTCCTTTTCGGAACGAATATCCCCATCAAGGTAGGCTTGTTTTATCTGCTGCCGGTCTGACTTATATGATGAATCAAGGGCGGCAAAGGTCTCCTGCTTTTCCTTACCTTCAGCTTCACTCTTAGCCTTATCAATACGGGCAGCTTCAGCTATCATCTTGTCATAAATCTGCCCTTGTATATCTGATGTATCCTTGCCATAAGCTTCCAGCAAAGCTTTCCTCTCCAGCAGAAATTTCATTTCAGAATCCTGCAAGGCCTGATTGTATGCATCTTCGGTGTGCTGCCTATTCAGATATTCTTCCTTCCACAAATTCTGCTCGACCTGCATTGCCTGCTTCAGCTTCTCTTCACGGGCCTTCAGTTCTTTGTCAAGGCCATTATCATCTACTCCATTGCTGTTTCCTCCTGGCACCGGATTATCTACTTCTTGTTCGGGCAGCTTTGCAAGAATCGCCTCCAATTCCTTTTTCTTCACAGCATAGCTGCCATATAATTTTAGGCGTTCTTGCAGTTGATGTTTTAACCCACCGATAACCGCCTTCTCCAAAGACTTGTCATCGCCAATCCATTTCATCTTTTCTGCCTTTTGTTCCTGGAACCATTTACGGTGAATCGCCATCTCTTCAGCCATGCGGTCCTTAAGTTCGCTGATGGCTGCTTCAGTCTCGCTCCGTGTACGTTGCTTCTGGTCATCATCCAGCAAATCCAGATTATCGGCTTTGCTTTTTATACCAGCAATACGTCCCATCAGCGTTTCATAGCGCTCCATTTTGGCATTCAAGGCTTCCTGAGCCTCTGTCGCCTCATTGGTCCTGGTTTTGAATATAGCCAGATATGATACGACACCAGCCAATACCGAAGCTACAAGTCCCAACGGATTAGCCTTCAATGTCTTGTTAAACAATGACGCCGCAGCAGTAGCACCTTTGGTTATAGTAGTCCACAAGCTTTTGACCATAGTGTCTGCCTTTACGACCAATGTATAGGCAGCAACAGCAGCCGAGGCTGCAACAATGGCCCCCTTGTACTTCCATAAAATGGAAACCATAGTTCCCAATCCCTTCACCGTCAGACTGCCCGTCGTTATCATGTACTTCATCACCGGCTGGAGCTTTTCACCCAGCTCCACCCGTACATCCTTGAAGTGCTTCTTTGCCTTATCCAGCCCTGCTTGAACCGTATTATTCTGCACATTGAACTCATTGATGATGCTGGTACCGTCTCGATACGCATTATTGGCCAAGTTCTGCGCTGTACGGATATCATCTATCTTGCCTGCCATCGTGCTGATGACGCCGGAAGCCCGTACACCGTCCAGTCCCATCTCCTTAAACATCGGTGCCAGCTGGTCAAGTCCTCCCTTCTTATTCAATGTATCCAGGAACTGAAGTATAGCCTCATTCGCATCCTGCTTGATAAGAGAGGTAAACTCTTCCACGCTCTGCCCAGCAATCTTTGCAAACTTGGCTGGTTCCTGGTACATCTTCATCATCAGTGTCTGGAAAGCCGTTGCCGCCATCTCCTGCTGCTGCATGTTCTGGTCAAGTACAGAGGCATATCCCAGGATATCACCCTGAGCAACTTTTGCCTGGTTCGCCGCCCCTGCCACGCGAGCAGTAAATCCCACCAGGTATGCTTCTGCCGCACTGGAGTTCTGCGCCACCTCATTAATTGCGCTACCGGTAGCCAACATCGCCCCACGCAACCCAAGTTTCTGGTCCTCACCGAACATCTGCGCCAACTTGCCGATGTTCTTTACCGCATCATCCCCCAAATCCTCACCCAGTGCCACATTAATCTTATCGGCCGCATCGACGAACTCCAATACATCCTTCTTCCCGGTAATCCCCAAACGACCAGCATCACCGGCCAGAGCATTCAGCTTCTCACGCGCTGTACGGGTATCCATTTCCTTGAACTCTTCATTCAGTCCCTCGACTTCATCTCGGGTCATACCGGTGTACTTGATAACCTGCGCTTCGGCTTCCTCCATCTCCGCATATTCATCCACACATTTGCGGGCAGTCAAGGCCACCCCGGTAAGAGCCCCGACAACTCCTGCCCCCATAGCTGCATACCTATTAACCCCATCAGCCATTTTGGAAAGAGAAAAACGGGTCTCACGTGCCTGCACCTCCACCTCTCTCATCCGTTGCCTGGTCAGCAGATAATCAGCCCGTAGCGCTTTCCATTTCTCCGTGCCGGGAGTGGCATTGTCCATCTGCCTCTTGAGGGAAGCCGCAGCCTTGCGCAATTCCGAGTAAGACAATGCAGTCTTTCCAGCCTCTATACGTTGAACGGCGAGCGCGGCATTCAGTTTATCCAGCTTCTCTTTCTGCTCCTTGTATTCCGCTGAATTCTCCTTCCCTTCTGCCCGCAGTTTCGCCATTTCAGCCTTGACAGCTTCAATCTGCCGTTTGGTCTCGTCAAACTTTGCCTTCGCCTCCGAATTATCAATCCGGATTGCCATTCTAAAGTCCTGTATGCTAATCGCCATATCTTTACCTATTAATCCAGGGCAAAGGTATCTTCAAGCATCCCCTTGAAAAAGGACATGAAAAAGCCCGGCAATCCATCACGGACTACTAGGCCAGCACTTATGAACAAAAAGTGTTATCCGTCAAGCCAACGGCCATTATCCAGCCACACCCCTCCGTCACGCCAACGGCCATCTGCCAATATCCACCGGGCATCAGCCTCAGTGTCGCTGATACGGATAGGATAGAACGTACCGGTCCAGGCTCCCTTACGGCCGAACGCATCCAATGTGAACTCCATCTCCTTGCAGACATATCGTTTGTTGCGTATCTCAAACACTTGGTGAGCGGCATATATATTCGGGTCATAGCTCTGGACCTTCAACGCTTTGGTGTAGTCAATATCATAGTTAGTCTGATACAGCAACCCGTCAAGCACATTCAAGCACAAACTTGCCCCAACATTGCTTGTCTTGACATATTGCCACCAAGACTCATCCCTGGACGTATGGTTTTTCGTATATTCATCTATGTAAGGAACCGGATATTTCATAGAGACGCCATTGTACACGACACTTAAGCTTTGCAATCCCGTATAGAGTGCCAGACAGATACCACGTTTTGATTCCGTTTCTTCCCCTCCACCATTCTGAATTTGTTCTTCAATACTCAGTGCCGGTTCTGTTTTATCCGCGTTGCCATTACCGGATAAGGAAGGAAGATAAATCCAAAGAGTAGTGTCCTCTCCCCTTCCTCCACCACCGTAATAGTTGATTCCAACACTTTGAAAAGCTGTGGGAACCATCTCCAGTTCTACGGTATTGGAAACACTTTCGCGTTCAATGCCGGCAAATCTATCCACCATGACAAACACCGGAGACGAACGTCTTCCATTCTCATCCACCCAGTCACGCAGATACACATACTCCTTGCCGTCCGCCTCGTGTGTATAGATAGTATCCGGCTTTTTATGGGATTCGTCACTGAACCATCCTGTAATGCTTCGCATGTCGGTCGGTATATCCTCCGGGATATTCTCTCTCTTCGCTCCTTTTTTAACCGCCTCCGGCAAGACATTCCATCTCCAGAACTCAGAATCCTCCACCTTATATGCTACATTCGAGAAAGCAGGATCTTCAATATCCGGCTCTTCGACCTCCACCTCATACACATCCTCTACATTCCGCACATGTACGGAAGTGCCTCCGGTAAAATAGTTTCCTCTCAGCAACAGCCTGGCCGTACGCTTGCGGTTGTCGACCAGAAAAACAGCATTGAACAACCGTTCCACCTGCTCAAGGAAATCCTTCACGCTCCAGCCCGGCAGCATCTTGTTCCACAATACCGTTGGTACCGTATGACAGATATACACATCCTTATATACCGTATTCTCCAATTGGTTCTCCGTCAACCCATATCCGAGTGCCCTCATCAGCTCCTTGATATAAGCGCACAAATAAGGCTGCGGCGTCACATCGAACATGTCATCCGTACCCAGGTTCCAGTTATCCGCATCAGCCTCCGCCTTGACACACCATTGGTTATGTATATTGCCGGTACCCTGGTCAAGCACCGGTGCCAGGCAATACTCCACTTCCGGATAGGTTTTCTCGATATGGGGAAACATATCCGTCGTCAGTACATCCGTCCGCTTCATTTCCAAGGTTCCAATCAGCAAGTCACCACCGACAAAATAATTCAGTTCGGAATTGCCGCTCGCAATCTGGAGCGATACCGTATCATCGGTCCAACCGGTAATAATCTCCGTACCGTTGCAATACACCCTATTGTCTGCTACCAGTATGGCAGCACGTTTAGTCTTCACCTCCTGCACGCTGTTCAACCGATTCAAATGCGCATACAGTTCCGCATTGGCTGCATTAGTCAGCTGCAATGTTATCTCGTAGGTATATTCTCCATTCTTGGTAATCAACGGATTCTCACGCTTCACCTGAATGGAAAAATCCTTCGGAAGTACGGCTTGCACACCGTCAATAAACAATTCAGTCATAATCAACCAAGTTAAGTCCTATACTCATTCCGTTCCAGCCGCCGAATACATCGTACTCCCACTCCACTGTCATACTCTCTGCCCCATCCACTTCTCCGCAAAAGAAATCCATCTCCCGGAGTTTGGTTTTAAGCAGTTGCATGACCTGCTGGATGCGTGCATAATGCAGCAGTTCCTCTTCGTCGGTCTCCTGACCCGACGGAACCTTCTCAATCAAGAACAGCAACAGGCTATTCCGTTCCCGATAATTATCCTCATTGCCCTGCGACACGGCATCCGGATAGTTGGCACACAGCATCAGCCCTATACAGTCTTTCAGTTTCTTGACAAGATGCTTTTCGCTGACGGCAATCACTGTCCCGTCAATCTTCGTCCGGCTGACCTTATTGACGCTCTCTTTCAGTTCTGCCAGCATCTCCCTATATCTCTGTATATTTATCATAACCCTATCAAATTATTCTGTTCAGGATTCGCCATGGTGAAGCTGAACTCCACCGCCTTCAATACGCTACGCCTGAAGGAGCGTTCAAACTTCTGTTTCGTAATCACAATAGGCAGCCATTCGCCATCCACGAGAATCTCCACCTCTTGCGCATTCAGCATGTTGTGCCATAATTTATAGTCGCTCTGCAGCATGATGCTGCCGGAGTTGACCGTATATTCATCGGCGACCTTGACACCGAACTTGCGTTGCACCCCGTACATGGCTGCCGCATCACTCTCGTTGTTTCCGGCCAGCTTCAGTTCACCGGTAGCCGTCAGGGTCTCGGGCATGTCGTACACATTCTTGAAACGGAAACACCATACATCCACATACCTTGTACCATCTACGTAAAACTGCATGGAACCTCCGAGCATGGACACCGTATAACTGGCTATGTCCGATTTGGAAAATCCGGGAAGCACAATATCCGGACTCACATCCACCGTGAAAGGCTCCGAAGAAGATACCGGGAATGACTTGCTCTCCCGGCTGCCGTCGTGGAAAAAGGCTGTTATGTCATATCCTCCATTCTGCGGATAACCGCTCACATACTCCTTGGCCCCCATACGTGTCACCTTGGCGGCCACCTCACTCAATATTCCCGGAGAATCGGCATCCTTCCGGGTCTGCAGGCGGCTGAACATCACGTAGGAGCTGGCATCCTCCACCTCGTTGATAAGGAAGGTGAACGTCCCCGAAGCAGTGCTCTGCGGTGCATAGTCCAGGCACCACACGCCCCACAATGCCAACTCACAGAACTTGCCCAGCCCGCGGATTCGTACCCGGTTGTCGGCATCCGGCACATACTCTTCATCAAGTATTTTTTTACCGCCATATTTCACGGCAAAAGCTATGGTCACATCCGTGTCAATGATGTAGTCCTGCATGGTGGCGCAGAACTCCCGGGCTCTGGGTCTCTGTATCACATTCATAATCGGCAATATTTGTTTTTACGGTCATTTTTCGGCAACAGCCCGTAATCGGTCATACTACCGTCACGCGCCCGCTTCATCTCATCTATCCAAGTGGCAGCATCGTCTGCCATCCATCCGGCCACACGCTCTACATCGTCGAGCGATGCCGGTTCACTTGCATTCATACCGCTTTCCGCCACAAACCTGCGGATCACTCCCCCCGATATCGCTCCCAAAGACAAGCGACGAAGTGCCATACTCATGGCCAGCAACGCCACAGCCTTGCATGCTGCGAAATGCGCGTCCGTCTCCGGTACCGGGCTTTCTGCAAGCAGTGCCTCCCAACCGGCACCGTATGCCCGCTTCACCGTCAACTGCTGGGATTCTCTGATGAAAGGCAGAAGCAGCAGGAACATACGCTCACTCTTGTTTATCGGAAAATAGGTATCGAAAGAAATCCCATTACGGATTATCAACGTCTGAGCAGACTTATACATATCGCTATCCGTCCACTCTTTCAGTTCCTTGTCATTCAGATAACGAATCAGCACATCCACCGCCTTGTAGTATTCTTCGAGATGCAGCGCGTCATCACGGTCCAACTGCCACTCCCAGGGCAGTTTTTCGCTGCCGTCGGTAGCCACCTTGAACTTGCGCCCGTCATCCTCATGGCTGAGGTCATTCTTCTGATACAGCCGCAATGTGGCCAACAGCGCAATCGGCCGTTGCACCTTGCGTACAATCCCGGTATCAGTACCCTCTTTCTCCGGATTGAGATAATAGCTCTCTGCCAGTTCTATCACCTTGCTACCGACCAACTGCGCCAGTTCTTCAGTAGCCAGCTCTATCTCACCGATAACCTTGGTGAAATCATTGTTAGCGTAATAGTTGGCGGTCAACTCACGCAACTCCTTGGCACCTTGGCCGTCTTTGTTGAATATCATAACATCATTTTTTTAGATTCCTCATCAATTCGTCCGCGCGTTGCTTGTCATCGAGCAGCTTCATCATCACACGCAACAGCAGCGTATCATCTGTCGCCCTCGCATTGCCGAACACTCCGCTTTCGGCCACGGAAAAAAGTATCGAATTCATGCCCAGGCTCTGCACATCATGCTGCCGGGCATCCTTGTCCTTTCCACGGGAGAACACCGGTTCAAAACAAAGCTCCAGCCCGTCAATTATGAAAGTACCGGAAAACAAGTATTCACAGAAATAGGAGAACCAGGCATAAATGCCCCATCTTACCCACACCGGCATGCTCTCCACAAGCCCCATGTATCTGCCCATATACTGCTCACGGAAGGGTTCACGCTCCACACAGCCTTTTTTCTCCACCGGAGGACGATAGAGGATGGCACACAATGCCTGCAAGTCTACCGGCTCATGTCCGGCATTGTATCTATTGACCGCAGCCACCGCATGACGGAACTCGCCAAAAGCCAAATCCGCCCCATGGCTCATCGGGCCGCGCAAATAGCGCCATTCCGGTATCAGATTCACGGTAGAGTCATAAGTAAGCACCATTTCCGTTACCGTAGCTCCGCCGTCGCACGTGTCTTCCACCGCTTGCCACATCCATGTCAATGTATCGGCCAGTTGGTCCACCAGCAGCATATCCTGCACCTTTGAACGGAACACATATCCCCTATTCTTCAGTACATACGCACACCACTCGCGCTTCACGTCCAGTAAGCTGATGCCAGGTTTCGTCATCAGTTTCTCCCGGTTCTTCAGCAGGTGCAGCCACTCCAGCGGTTTCACCTCTTCCCAGCAGTCCGGGAATTCAATATCTGTCTGTTTCATGCCTATACTTGTTTTACCGCTCTGTCCGGCGTCGATACATTCTCTTCCTTGTTGATAACCTTCCGGTAGATACCGAGGAAAATTCCCTTCTTCTGCGGGAAATTGATACGTATGGCATCATTGATTGCCTCCAGTACAATATCCTCGGGAATCTGCGTGTCAGCCCCGTAGAATATCTTCAATGCATAGAGCATTTGGCTGCCGCTGTCGCTCTTGCCGTCAATGATGATGTTGGCCAATGCCGGAGAAAGCCCGAAACCGCTGGTAGTGGAACTGTCTGCGATGCGTGAAATCTTCGCCTGCGCCTCAATGTACTTGTCGATGTTCATCTCGATAGGCTCTATCTTCCAGCTCTGGGCATTACCGTCGGCATCCACGAAGTCCACACAGCTGAAGAACTTGCCGGCATTCTTCTTGCCAGCCATCACATTGGCAATGGTTTCGGTCAGTTCATCCTTCAGCCGCTCCATTTCCTTCTGAATTTTCGTCTCATCCCAATCCTCGTGCATGGCCATAACCAGCTCTTTTTTCTGGTTCCAGTACTCCTGCGGGGAATGCACCACATACGCGGCCGCAATCATGTTCTCATTCAGGTGCCTGATGATTTCCGGAAGGTTGTTTGCATTCTCCAGCCAGGGAACTGACCCATAGAAGCAGGATATCGCATACATGCTGCGGCCAAAACTCCGCATACAATGGTATTTGACGGCAGTTTCGTGCCGGGTCGGATTCCATTTGTCAAAAGCCGGGTACTTGCGAAACGTGCGGCTCTTGAAAGAATCAAAATCACCGGTAAGGTATTCCGTGACATCCTCAAGCCTACGGCTGTCATTCTCCGGCCACACCAAACGGCTTTCTTCGCTGTGCAGTGACTCCAATCGCTGCACCCATGGGCGGCCGATACGCACTCCCTTGCCCATATAATACTTGGTGAAATGCCCGTTCATGTGCGTGTATTCAACCAAGTTGTCACGTATATACCCTTTGTAGTCCCAGCTATCCAACCATTCTTGAATCTCGTCATCCTCTATCCATTCCTGGATGCGTTCGTTATTCTCAATCTTCACCCGGTAAAGCATCGGCCCCTGCCCATACAGCAACCCCACCTTACGGTCCAGAATACCGGGTCCCAGGTTGTTCTTCTCCAGCAGGTCACGGATGGCATTCGGCATATTGTTGTCCGGCCCCCATGGTACCACACGTACACCGGCCACCGATACCGGGTCACCGTCCCAGTCCTGCGAGCCAGCATTAAAGAACTGACTCATGCTCTGGCTCCAGTTCATGTTAATGGCATATTGCCCGGCAGCCGTATCCACAAAACTGAAACTGCCTATCTTCTTTATCTCACTCATAACTATCTATTGATATAAATTCTCGTTGTATTAATGAACAGCGAACCGCAATAATCCACCACTATCTGCTGAAGTTCCGGTATATGCTGTTCAATCACGGGATTAAACCAAGGTTTCGGCTCCCGGTTCCAATCCTTGTTGCTTTTCTTGGTGATTACCCGTGTACCACCCTCCATATTATACCCACGGCCTACACCCAAATGAACATAAAGTCCGTCGGCATTGAATCCGAAGCCGATGCTCGTAATCTCCTCGCCTTTGGCCGGCACCTTGCCCCAATGCCGGTAATTCTGCCTGATGGATGCCGAAAGCTTCTTATCTTCATCAATCCATTTCGATACGCTCGCCTGCAACGCCTCGTTCACCTTCTTACCCCAAGCGCGTATCCGACGATTGAATGCCGCAACCGCTTTCGCATCCTGCTGCCGCTCGAACTGCTGCGTAATACCGGTATCACCCTCTATCGTGATGTCCAGCGGAAACCTATCAGCCAGCCGGTTCTTCTTGTTCCACCAGCTGCTGCGGTTATTATTTTGCGATAATCGTTCTGCATGTGCTCCCATGCAGCAAAAGTAGCCCAGACTGTATCTCTGAAAAAGGACACAAAAAAAGAGGTCTCCCAAAAGGAAACCTCTCTCACTTCATCACAAAGATGCTGTCAAACAATAACAATGAAATGAAGCTATATCAAAGTACCGATACGCTTGCAAGTTCATCCGCAAAACTATGCAGCGCCTTCTCTATACGTTGTTTTTGTTGAATGCGCGGTTTTGAACGCCCGTGCATATATGCCCACAGTTGTTTTTGATGAATACCGGTCAATCTCTCCAATCCGGCAAGTGACAACATGCTGCCGTAGTGAAGCAATAAGCTCTGTATATCATAATGCCATATCAATGTATATTCTCCTTTTATTTGTTCCGGCCAACGCTCTTCAGGAAGATTTTTTTTAATCAAAGCAATGGCGACTTCCACATCCTTCTTGCACTCTTCTACGGTATCTCCAGCCGCATAGATGCCCTCACAATTTTCTGAATAAGCCCCAAAACTATCAGGACTTGCACAAATGTTCATAATAATCTTTTCCATGATTCAATGATTCTATTTGGATTAAAAGGGATGGGGATTATACCCCCATCGCCCTTGCTATTTTTCTTCTTAACGGTTCGGGAAACTCTTTGGCTCCATGATAGGGAACCGGCTCCGAAAGCTTCCCATTCTTTGTGTAGAAGTAATGACTACCTTCTGCGTGACTGAACTTCCAGCCTGCCGCAATGATTTTCCGATGAAACTCTGAATACTTCATTTTTGATTTCTATTATTGTTTGACTCTGCAAATATAGAAATATTTCTATTAATGGCAAAGAAATAACAGAAATATTTCTATTAACACACAAAAAAACCGGCTATCCATCACGGACCACCGGCTTCTCAAATGTATAAAAAAATGTTTCTTAGAAAATATCCTCTACGGCAAAGTTATCCAGGCCACCATCCTCATGCGTCAGAACCTTACCATCAGCATCTGTAGTCGAACCTATATGGCGCATGATGTAATCCTCATCGCTCATGCCTCCGGTCAGAACCGATAAGGCATCCTCTCGCGAATAACGTATCAAAGCCTTGCTTGTATAGGGAATATACTTATTTCCACACGGAAACAACACACAGAAATCATCATCTGAAGGTTCTATACCCAATTCAGACCGTATTTCTTCAATCTGTTGGAACAATGGTTTCAACCCTGCTGATACCGGAACCTCAAGCTGGTAATCCATCCGGTATATATTCTTGCTATTCTTTGCAGCCTCATTCATCTCACGCCTCCTTTCTGTACCAATGCATAATACTTACCTCCCTTTATGACTTCCATGCCCAGCCTAGGGTTGCACTCGTATATCCCCATAAGCTTACCTTTAAGAAGACCTTTTTCATAAGTAAGCTTCTGGATTTCTTTGTAATATCGCGCATTTTCGCTTTCCAGGAATGCGATGTATTCGTCTTTAGTCATACCTCACCCCCTTTCCGGCACTTCTTTGCCTTATAAACGCACAATGCGACTGCGATGACCAGCGGCGGGAACGCCAGGCTGGCGCACGTCCAGCCGATGGCACGGAAATACCATTTGTCGGCTTTGGTCGTAATCTCGAAGTCAGGAGCCAGGGCGCGGCGATAAGCTGCCACAAGGTTGGATACTTGCCCGGCAAGGGCGTTGACGGATTCGCCCACGGATATACGTGGTGCTGGTACGGACTGCGTACCGATAGTTAGTTCTTTCATTTTGGAATGCAATTAAAATGAAACAATATGTTGATTATAGACGGGGAAGGGAACAAAAAAAAGTTCCGCTTTCCCGTTGCATTCCACCTTGAACAGGCAGTGGGCGCATTAACGCTCCACACGGGGGTCGGAACTATATGATTAACCATTGGGCATAAAAAATGCCAACGGGTAAAGTTGGCGAACGTCGTCGCCTGTTCAAAATGGAATGCACTGCAAAGATGCACATTCTTTTTGAATCCACAAACTTCTGCTGAAAGTTTTTTGAGAATGGCACGGAAATACCATTTGTCTACTTCGGTCTTGACTTCGCAGTCGGGAGCCAGGCTACGATAGTAACGACGCTGAAGGTTATTCACTTGCCCGTTCAGAACTTTTAGGTTCTCGGATACATGAACCCCTGCGGGTTCTGGTGCGATGAGCGCACCGGATGTTTGATTTTTCATTTTGGTAGACAATTAAAATGAAACAATATGTTGACTGTTACGGAGGGGGAACAAAAAAAGTTCCGCTCCCCGTTGTCTACCACCTGAATCAGGCTGTGGGCGCATTAACGCTCCACACGGGACGGAACTATATAAATAACCGATGGACATAAAAAATGCCAACGGCAATCGGTTGGCGAACATCGTCGCCTGATTCAAATGGTAGACACTGCAAAGATGGGGATTCTTTTTGAATCCGCAAACTTTTGCAGAAAGTTTTTTGAAGTTATTCACTTGCTCGGTGAGAGCATTGACGGATTCGCTCACGGCAGGAATGCCGGAGGCAGGCACGTTGAGAGTGCCAGATGTTTGAGTTTTCATAACTACTGATGTTTAGCGTTTAGGCAGAAAAACGGCTGCCATTTCCCGTGTCGCTAAACATCAGTAGTATCCAACTCCGGAGAGCAAAATCTACAAGGGAAGGCAGCCGCCTATTTCATATATAACATTTTACTGACGTCAGTAAAATGCTCTATGTATGGACATAAAAAAAGCCCATCGTATTTCGTGAGCATTAACCGCGCTCTGCGAAGTAGGTTATATCCTACTGATGTTTAGCACTGCAAATATGAGCATAATATTTGAAAGTACCAAACAAATAAGATTTAATCTGTAGGAGAATTGTATTTATACTGTTCTCCGGTCGATACTTCTTCAATGACTAAGGAATCATAAGTCCAACTGTTAATATCAGTCCAATCACCACTTTTATAAATCATATGTATCTTATACACATAACTTGATTTAACTCCAAAAGCATTTTTTGCGGTAAATTTCTGAAAAACATCATACTCATTTGGTGAAGTTTCAGAACCTCTACGATCACCATCAAATTCAACCTCTGCCGGATATTTCATTCGTGGAGAAACGAAATCCTCTGAGATTATAGCAGCTCTTGTAAATGTGGGTTTATTATCTTCACAAGCTGTTAAAAATAAGACAACTAAACAAGTCATCAAAAACAAACATTTCTTCATACATTTAGATATTTAATTAATAATGCTCATTCAACCAATTCAGTTCCTCTAAGTAATAGCAAGTAGAGCCTTTATTTACCACAAACTGCACCCTCTCATCAAAGAGCAAAAACTTATCGAAATTACCTTTTTGAGTTGTCACAAGCAATGGGGTATGCCTCAATACATCTATATCCACAAATTTACACTTCATCCTTTTACTGTTCATAGATATTATCCTATCTTTGTGTGTCATAAGGGCTTCGTGACATATCACATACTCCCCTCCTTCCATGTGATTGATTACCCGATAGCCTTCATCATATTGTTTCAACATGTAAATATTGCCTTCATCATGCGAACGTCCCACAACCAAACCACCTCTACGAGCGTCCACAACCTTTCCTTCTTTGGAAAGTTGTTCAAACTCTTGTTTCGAAAAAACAAGTCCAACCATCGTACTTTTGAAGAACTATGCGCCACCATAGATGCTCAGAAAGACCAAATCCCATCATTGATAGATGGAGGTTTTACTCAAGCAAATGGAAGCAAAAAAATAGAGTTTACCGTTCACGACGGGCATGCCGCTACTAAGTAAACTCTATCGAATCGCGATCTAAAATATTTTGTTACAACATAATCCGTATGCCCCCGTTTTACATTGTACTATCTTATCATAACTACTTTGCGAATATGAGCATAATATTTGAAAGTGCAAAAGAAAAGCGGAGTTTTTTGCTCCGCTTCTTAAATCTATCAAAACCTCCTTCATGATTTGTAACAAAAAAGGCTCCCACATCACATGGAAGCCTTCGAAAATCACATTGTATAATACGCTGTCAAACAATAACTACACAACGGATAAAAATTCTTTTCCAATACGGTGAATACCATCCACAATGCGTCTTCTTTGTTCAATGCGGGGAACACGTAACCCACTGGCATAATGGGAAAGCTGTTGCTGGTTAATGCCAGAGACACGGGATATGGCAGCCAAGGAGGTGAACCGCTCGCACTTGCGGAGCAGTGCGGCAACTCCCAATTCCACATCAAATTCATAGTCTCCGTTAACAAGCCACTCGGGAACCGTTTCGCCATCCTGCAATAATCCTTCCACATGTTCACGGACAGCCTCGGATAGTTCAACCATCAGGTTCTCATAATTTTTGGAAGTAGCAACAACCATGCCGCACAATACATCATCTTCAGTAACTGCACCGAAATTCTTATCGCACCAATCAACTTTCACTTTAATTTTTTCCATATCTCCTCCTTATTTTTTAGCAGGGTGGTCATTTCCACCCCGCTTGTTTCCAAATACTGTTTAATAAAAATTGGCTTAATACCTCACTTTCATGACCTCTTACTGTCACCCTGCCTTTTTTCGTGGGATGCTTGAATTGCCGGTGGTCACCTCCAGAACCTTTCAGTTTCACCCATCCGTCAGCTTCAAGCAATTTAATCACCTCCCTTACTTTGTATTTTTTCATAATGTGATTGTTATTGTTTGACTCTGCAAAGATATAAATATTTATATCATTTACAAAATAATTTAGCGGAAATGATATTATTTTTTATATCATTTTATTCCCCTCCGTGGTTGAAGGAACGGTAACACGACCAGTCATTCCGCTTTTCGGGCCCCATTCCGTTTGCGAGCGTGCGAGCAAACGGAATGGGTGCACCCTGCACCCCTCCGTCAAATCAGCCCCTCATCGCCAAAACTGTAATATCCACCATTCGTTATAATCACATGG